AAATAGCAAGACCTTTACTGTATGGATAAACAGGTGCTAGGCTCGCCGCGCTTTGTGCACGGAGCAAGAGCCTTGGCTGGACTTGCAGGGACATTCTGCAGGGACGGCGGCTGGTCCGGATGTTGACGCATCCGGACCAGCCGCTCTTTTTCACTTCGGTGTTGAGACATCTTTGGCGTATGCCTGACAGGCCGCGAGGGCAATCAGCCCCCGGTCGCCGTCATCGGTGACGCCGATAATTCGTTGAGCATGCGCTGGGTCAAGTTCGGCTCTTGTGGGGCCATGAACCACGCCGCCGGTGGCGGTGGTGGCTGACACCGATCCGTTGCCGGCGCCGGTGGTGGCATCGAGTAGGACTGACAGGCGCAGATCAGCAGTGGCAAGGCGGTCGCGCAGGCGACCTTGATCACGTTGGGCATCACTCAAGGCTCGGTAATGGGTTTGTTCGCTGGTAGCCAGGCGCTGCTCGAGCGCAAGGCGTTTGTCCTGTTCGGCACGCTGCTGAGCGGCCGAGGCCTGCTTCAGTTGGTTGAGGGTTCCGGTGTGGAGTCGGGCCTGCTCTGCGAGCTGTTTGCCATAGCGCCAATCCTGGACTTGCCAAGTAATGGCCGCGGAACCGCCGACCAAGACGACCAGCAGCACCCCTTTTGCCAGTAGCCGGTACGGCGCCGGGATCAGTTCGCCGAAACGCATAGCACCGTCCTCGCCCGCCCCCACAACTCCAGCCGATCCTGCAGGCCGTTGAGACCGCCATTGATCCTGCGGGTGATCGTGTTGAATTCGTTTTGATCTGCCAGCGCGTTCAGCCCGTTCACCGCCCAGAACCACGCGGCCGACTCGGCGGCCCATTGCGGCAGCTCCAGCAACTCGGGAGTGCGCAGCAATCGCTCATCGCCGAACACCGCCAAGCTGCAGCGCAGATAATTGTCGTGGCCGGTCACCTGGATCAGACCGCGACCTCGATAGCGCTGGCCATCACCATCCGCTGCCGGCGTGTTGCCCAGTCTTGCAGCCAGGTTCCCGGTGTCGTATTTGCTCAGATACTGATCACCGCCCAGTTCCCGCACGTACTGCAGTTGACCCGACTCGTGACCGACTTGCGCCAGAAACGCAGCTTGGCGTTTCGGCGTGTTGATCTGCCGGTGGGCCATGGCTGCGTTGAGGGCGGATACAAAAACGCCCGCTTGGCGGCGGGCGTTGGGCATGATGCTTTGCAGCTGTTGTTCCGTGATCGACATATACACTCCAGACACAAAAAAGCCGCTCGATGGCGGCGACGGGTTGGGTTACTGCTTCTCGACGTTGACCACCTTCAGCGGCGGCTTGGCGCCCTTCTTTTTCTTGCCCTTGCTCTTTCCTTCCTTGCCGCCGTTGCACTCGACCGTCGTTGACCAGCCGGATTGGGTGAATACCTGTTCCACCGAATCGGCGAGGTACTCGCCATCAAGTCCGACCTTGAAGCCCAAGCCGATGATTGGCCGCTCGGCGAAGATGTCCGTGCGCCCTGGCATTTCAAAACGCACATCAGCGGTCGACCGGTTGAACGCCGCCAGACGGGCTTTAGCCGCCGCCTTGGCCGCGCTCTCGTTCGGGTAGATATGCCGATCGGTATGCACCGCCGGCAGGCCATCCGGCGAGTCATCGTTATCGACGTTGACGACAGCAAGCTTGCCGGTCTTCTTGTCCTGATGCTTGGCCGAAACCGACTTGTGCGAGTTGCGATCGCCGAGGCTGAATTGCCAGCGGCTGAGGTCGCTTTTTGTCAGGGTGACCGCGCCGAAGGCCTTGCCGCTTGCGGTCTGCCCGGCTTGGCGCGGCATTACCAGCAACTTACCGTCGGCCACCTTGGCCGTGCAGTCGTACTGTTTGGCCAGCCGGGTGATGAAATTAAAATCGGACTCGTTGAGCTGGTCGACGCGGGGCACCTTGGTCGACACCGGGCACACCGGTTGCCAGCCATTGCGCGCGGCAATGTCCGCAACGATCTTCGACAGCGGCACGTCCTCCCAGCTTCCGCTGCGGATGGTCTTGCCGCTGCCGCGCATGTCGCTCGCCTTTCCTTTGATCACGATCGTATCCGGCGGCCCGGACACCTCGACCGTGTCCACCGTGTAACGACCCATGCGCGCCAAGCCCGTTTCGGCATAGCCCAGATAAACCTCGATCGAGCTGCCGCGTCTTGGCAATTGCACCTGACCGTCGCGGTCGTCAATGCGTAGCTCAAACTCGTCGGACTCCATCCCGGGTTTGTCCGAGGTGCGCAGCAACAGAAGCCGATCGTTGATCTTGGCCGTGACGTCGGCACCATCGGCGACGATTCGAAACATCGGGGTCATGAAAGTTTGCCCAAAAAAAACCCGCACAAGGCGGGACAGAAAACGATGAGCCGTTACGCGTAACGCAGCAGCGCGCCGGCGGCGAGGTGGTCGACGGTCAATCCCAAAGGCTGACGCTCTCGGCGGTCGGGGCGGGCAGATCCGGCAACGTGATCAGCACCCCGACCCGGTAGGGTTGCGGCTCATCGGCCAGCCCCTGATTGGCATCAAGCACCGCCTCGGTGCTGCCGTTGAGGTGCCCGTAGTAGTTGTGGCAAATGACATCGAGCATGTCGCCGTCAGATGTCCTGCATGTCATCGCCATAACGCACAAACTCCAGAGTGAAGCCCTGTTTCCGAGGGATGCCGCCGTGCAACAGCGCGCTTTGTTCTTCGTTGATGTTCTTCAGGCACCACGTCCCGATCACCTCGCCATACCCCGTGGTCAGGGTCAGCGGCTGAAGCTTGGCACCGATCGAGCGCAAGGTGTCGAGCTGCTTAAGACCACCCTTGAAGCCCGGGTAGATCGTGCCCTTGAGCGTCATTTTTTCCTCACCCATGCCCACGGCCTGCTGCGCCGGCCGGCGCGACAAACGCTCCTGCGAGGCCCAGCGGAATTCTGTCGAGCGGCTCAGCTCGTCGAATGCGGCCGTGTCCAGGTTGAAATGATAGGGCTGTAGTTTCGGGTCGCGCGGCTGGATGATCATCAAGTGCGGGAACGGCTTCACTGCCTCGGGCGCCGGCGTGGCGTCCACGGCAAAGGCGCTGGTCGGAACGATGTTGGCCAGCTTTGGACTGACCTTGCCGGCGACGTTGTTGATCGCCGTCGCCGCCTTGCCCGCCTGTTCCTTCAGCGTGCCTAACCGCTCTTGCACCTCAGTGGCGGCGCGGGTCGCTCGACCGTACACCGCCACCACCTGACCGACCTTGGCTTGCGCGGCATCCACACTGCGCATCACCCGCTGAAGCTTGGCGCCGATCGCCGGCCCCACGAACGGAATGTTTTCCAGCTCGGACGCCGCGCCGGTCAGTTCGCTGATTGCGCCGTTGACCGGCGTCAACATCCCTTCGGCGCTGCGCCGGCCCGTCTCGGCCGCCTCAGTCAAATACTTGAGGCTTGATTGCATCTGTTCCATGTAAGCCATGAATGCCCCTTAGATATGCGGTTCGTCGTACAGCTTGGCTGCGTTCTGTTTCGCCGCGTCGGCCATCATTCGCTGCATGTGCGGCATCAGATCCTGAGCCATTTGCTGCGGGTCTTTGACATCACCCTGCACCGTGACCGGCATGTTCAGCGAGTATTGAAACTGCTGATCGACTTTCGCCGGCACCGGCTTTTCTGGCTCCTTGGCCTGTATCGCCAACGCCGCCGACTTCAGTGGCTCGTTGACCGCCATCGAGCGCGCAGCATCCCCCAGCACCGGACCTTGCGGCGGCACCTGCGCCATCATCAGCGGGGTCGTCGGTACCGGGGCATTTTCCTCGGGCTTTTCGTCCTCGCCACCGAACAGCGCTTTGCCCAGGGAACCGCCCAGCGCGGCGCCGCCCTGGCTACCGAGGTAAGCCCCGATCAAGCCGCCGATCGCTGTGCCGATGACCGGCACCACCGAACCGATGGCCGCCCCTGCGGCCATGCCGGCCATGGTACCCGCCATATTGCCGGCCGCCGCGCCGTAACCCTCGGCCTTTTCATCCTTGGTCTTGGCGTTCTCAAAGGTGTCGTAAGCCATGGAACTGGCTTCCATCAGCGAACCGCCTGGAATGAACTTGCCGACCTTGCCGACCTTGCCGGCCACCTTCATGACCGTGCCCAACTTGGACGCCGCCGCACCGGGTACCGGCGGCACTGGCGGAATCGGCGGCCGTGGCACAGGCACCGGCGGACGGGGCACGGGCGGACGCGAGCCACCGGCACGACGGCGGGAGCGTCTCGATCCTCGCGAACGTCGACGCGATTCACCCGGCCCATCTGCACCACCGGCACCGCCGGCGCCGCCCATGGAACTGGCGTTGACGACAAACACCTTTTTGACTTCGTCGCCGCCACCGCCTGACTCGTCGCCATCGCCATCGTCGTCTCCGCCGGCGGCCGCTTCCTTGGCCAGCGAAACGACCTTGAGACCGGTACTGATCAGGTCGAACTTGCCGGCCTTCTTGTCTTCACCCTCGCCGCCCTCGTCGTCGCCTTCGCCGTCGACGGGCACGCCCTTGTACGCGGCCACAGCCTTGAGGCCGGTTTCTACCAGCGACAGCGCCTTACCGGCCTTGCCTTTGGGTTCGGCCTCCTTGTCGTCGCCGCCATCGCCGTCACCGTCCTTGGAGTTGGTCACAAAGACCTTTTGCACTTCGCCGGACTTGCCGCCGCCCAAGGATCCGCGCGCCAGATTGAACAGGCCTTTGCCGATCTTGAACGAACTGAACAAGCCTTTGAGCGCGATCAGGCCACCGCCGACGGCGACGACACCCGTCACCACCCCGGGCGCGCTGTCAGACAGCGACGTGATGCCCTTGGTGACCTTGGTCAGCGAATCGGCCACCAGATCCGTGACCGGCCGTAACGCGTCCCCCACGCTGCGCATGGCGTCGTCCATCGACTGCGCCACCTCGGCCCACTTCTGCGACGACGATTGACGCCGCTCGGCAAGGTTCTTGTCGAGGATCCCGGCCGCATCGCGCGAATCGTTCTTGAGCTGCGCATACAGCGCTTTGTTCTGCATGTAGGCCGACAGCGCGGCCTTAACCTGCATGTCAGCGAACAGGTCACCGGTTTTCAACGACTCTTCCAGCGAGGCCATCATGGCCTTGGCCTTGTCCGGGTCGGCCTCCTTGCTGATCTTCGACGTCGCTTCAGCCATCGCCGCCGCACGCTTCGGATCCGTCGCCTGAATGTACTTCTGAGCCAGCGCCATGCTCGTCTCAAGCGTCGACATGCCGTTTTGCAAACCGGTCTGCATCGAGCCCTTATAGTCGATGCCGGCCTTTTGGTACGCCTTGACGGTGTCGGTTGAGCCGATTTTGCCCATCCAGTTTTTCAGGTTGTTGGCCGCCTCGTCCGAGCTGCCCGCCTGTTTCATCTGCACCTGCAGCATGGCACCCAGTTGCGTCACCGCGTCCATGCCGGTGATACCGTTGCTGGCCATGTTGGCCAGCAGTTCGGGAAACCACTTGGCCATGTCGGCCGCCTCAAAGCTGCCCGCCTGCCCTTGGTAGGCGATCGCTTCAAGCGCCTCCTGCATCTGTTTGGGGTCGGTGATCTTGGCGTTTTGCCCCAGGGCATTGATCATTTTCGCCGTGTCGACGCCGCTGGAACCCTGACCGACCACGAACTTGGCCGCGACCGGCGCGTACTCCAGCGCCTTGCTCAGATCCATACCGGCGCCGACCAACTGGTTGACCACGTCGGCCACGTCGTTGCGAGCCATGCCGGTATCGCGCGAGGTGTCGATAATCTTGCGCGACATCTCCTGCTCTTGCGGCTTGTTGGCAATGCCGGCCTTGATCGCGATGTCCCGAACGATCGCGCCAAAATCGGCGCTGACCTTCGTTGGCACCGCCAAGGCGCCGATCCCCACCACTGCCGCGCCGGCAGCGCCTTTCATGCCTTTAACGCCGGCATCAAGCTGCTGCTGTCCCCGGGCTTTCTGCTCGGCCTTGTTCGCCGTCCGACCCATCGACTGATAGGCCTTCTCCAGTCTGCCGACCTCAACACCCTGCTTTTTCAAGCTGTCGAGATTGGAGTTCAACCGGCCCAGCAGTTTCGACGCGCCGGCCGCACCGCTGTCATGCGCCTTTTTCCACTCATCGCGCAGGCGAATGGTGTCGCCGATCGCATTTTGCAAAACGCGCGCTTTCTTGCCTTCTTCCTCAAGGCGCTTGATACGCCCGGTGACGTCCTTGAACGCGGCGCCAACCGTCGTACTGACAGCCCCGCCGATGACCAGCCCGAGGGCGATTTTGTTTGCCATATCACGGCCCCCATGTGCCCAGCCTTATCGGAAAGCGGCTCAGTCCGTGAGCCACCACACCATTTCCGCAAAGGGCATTGCCTGTATTTCGGCGGCAGAGAATCCAGTCTCCGCCGCCAGACGTTTTGCCGCCCCTTTGATCACGTTGGGGTTAAAGCCCGTCGTCGTTGTCCATGCGAAAATAGCCGGCCTGCAAGCGGCTGAAGTCCACCAGCTTGAGATTCTCCAGATCCGCCACCGGCGCACCGGACAACGCGGAGAACAGCACCAGCTCGCGCTGCTCGGCGTCACCGCCGGCCTCGCGGTTGGCTTCGCGCACGTCACGCACGGTCGGCGAACGCAAGGCGAGCTTGTCGACCAGCACGTCGTTGATCTTGCTCGGGCTGGAAAACGTCACCAGCGCCTGATCGGTGGTGACCGACAGCCACGCCGGTTTCGACGTGGAGTAATCGGTATCAGGTGCCAGAGTCGAATAGGCCGTTTGCACACGGCGATAGTCCGTCAGCTTGAGCCCTTCCAGATCCTTGAGTCCGACCTCGGTCAGGCCGGCGAACAGCATCAGCTCGCGCTGCTCGTCGTTACCGTTCGACGCGTGATCAGCGGCACGTACCGCGCGCACCGAGGGCGCGCGCATGGTCAGCGTTTCGACGTTGACGCCGTTGGCCTCGCTCGGACGCGTGAGCGTCACCACAGCGCCGTCATCGGTGATCGACAGCCAGGCCGGCAGTGGTTTATTAGTTGCTTGAGTCATGTCGTTCCAGTCCCTTAGAGGCCGAGCGCGGCGCGTACTTCCGCCAGTTGGTCTTTACCGTCGACGACTTGAATGCCAGCAACCATGTCGATTTCGTACATCAAGCGACCGTCGATTTCGAGCTTGTAATAGGTGACCGCGACGGCGTGCTTGATCTCGGCCGCATCACCGGCCTTCCAGTCGCCCAGGTCGACCTCTTTGAGCAGTCCGCGCAAGGTGGCGACGACTGCCGTTACCGCGCCCTTGTGGCCACGGAAGGCACCCCGGAACGTGGCATTGAAGGCGGTGCCATCGGCGAGGCCGAAGTACTTCAGCGACTCACGGCGCACGCCCTTGGTGACGAAACTCGCCTCCATCTTTTCAAGACCCTGATTCATCTCGATCGAGCCGGCCATGCCACCGCCGCGATACTCGTCGGTCTTGGTGGTCAGCTTGGGCAGCGTCATGCTCGGCACGTCGCCGGAGAAGTTCACGCCGTCGACAAACAGGTTGGTGTTGTACAAAGTCTGCGGAATCATTTGTTAAGCCCCCTTAGGCTGCTTCAAGCACTTCAGTCATCCATTGATCGGTGACTTCGAAAAGGAAATTCGGGTTCTCTGCCGGCGGCACGTCGGTGAAGCGGATGCGCCAATACACCTTGCCTTGGGCGATCTGGCTGGCCGTGTTCAGCTCGGTGTCCGGGAACACTTCAAAGTTGATGATCGCGCCTTGGGCTTTCAGGTCGGCCATGAACGCGTTGAGGCCGTTGGTCACGTCGCTGACGTAGGTCTTGGTGATCGAGCGATCGACCGCCCACTTGTGCCCGGCCTGCACCGCATCCATCAGGATGAACAGCGTGCGCACGCGGGTGACGAACGCCCATTTCGGATCGCTCGACAGCGTGCGGTTACCCCACAGGCGATAACCGTCGTCACGGATGATCGTGGCGATATTGGCGTTATTGAGCAGGTTGGCCCGGCACGTCTCGTCGCCGTCCAGGTACTCGACCGCGCGGCCGGTGCCGGTGATGCCGGCGAACTCTTTGTTCGAAGGCGATGCCCAGAAACCGTACTCAGCATCCGTCCACGCAAACAGACCCGCCGCCCAGGCCGAGCCGGGTGCGTCGATCGTCGCGCTGGTGACGGTGTCCCAGAACTGCACACCCGGGTCGACCATGTACAGGTTGCGGCTGCCGAAGTTCTCGGCATAGGCCATGGCGGCCTCATCGGTGGTACCCGGGCCGTCAAGGATGGCGATCGCGCGCAACTTCTGCGCCACGCTGTCGATCGCCGTAGCCACCGCTTGAGTCCTGGTATGACCCGGCGCGATCAACAGCCGCGGCTGTGCGTTGTACATGCTTTTGCCGTCGATCAGCGCTTGCAGGCCGGTACGCTGGCCCGAGACCAGAACGCCGCCGATGATCGCCGAGGTTTGCAGCGCGGCGTCTTCCAGCTTGGGCACGCCGATGGCGACGATCACCGCCTTGGCTTTGACGTAGATCGCCTGACAGGCCTTGGTGATAGCCGCGTCAGCACCAAAGGCGGCGATCGCCTCGCGCTCAGTGGTGATCAACTTCAGCTCGCCGGCCTTGGCCGTACCGCCGCCGAGAATGCCCGGGGTGAAGGTGTCGCAAAGACCGATGATCGAAGACGACGGCAGCGAAATGGTGCGCGGCCCCGTCTTGATTTCGGTGGTCGTAACGCCGTGAAAGAAACTCATAAAGTCCAATCTCCAGAAACGAAAAAGCCCCGCATCCGCGAGGCTGTTGTGGGGTGTTCGTGTTACGCGTAACGGAAAAGAAAACGCCCCGTCAGTGCGGGGCGTTTATTCGGCTTGGCTGGCTACCCATTCAGGGATCACCGGGCGAGACGACTTATCAGGAAACGCAGTATTGGCGGGCCAGTCGCGCAAGAGCTGGACGTAGTCGAGCAGTTCACCGAACTGATCAACCGACAGCGTCGTCTCACGCCCCCTGTCCACTTCGTCACGGTGCCGCTCGCGCAGCCACAGCACCCGCTGAATTTCTTCGTCGCGCCAACTGCGCTCAGCTTCGGCCAGATACTCGACAGGCGGGTCGACCAGAATCGGCAAACCCGACTCATCATGACCGCGCACCTTTCCCGGCTCAGGGTTGCCGATAACCGAAAGCATTCGATCCGTATCAATCGGCACCGCATCGGCAGGCATGGACGCATGCAGGCCTTCCAGATACGTGCAGCCCTGAGACTGGCTGTAGAAAGTCCTCATTGATACCCCCTTAACGCCCAATAGAAATGGCGCCGAAACTGAACGGCGCAATTGAAGAAAAGGCGGCGAACCTGTTCAGTTGCTTGTCACCCAACGAAATGCTTCCGGGTGAAGATCCATTAGCGCCGGTCAACCAGACGCCGTAACACGCGTTAGGAAATGCCATCGTCCACGTCGAGTAAGCACCCTGCGAACCCAAGTTGGTCGTACCGACCCACTGAATAATCAAGCCTCCCAGCCAAGAGGGGAAAACGACATAGCCGTTATTCGCAAAGAACGACGAGAACCCCCAGCGCAGTTTTTTCGGCGTGACGATCGTGGCGTCATCAACGCCGGCGTCTGTCAGTGCCTGCGTCGCGATTTTGGCCGTGCCGAGCTTGATTTCCGTGGCCTGCGTCGCCAACGCGGCGAGCGCCGCAATGTCGATATTTCCCTGATTGATGGGCGCGTTCCAAGCCTTGATGCACCACATGACCGCCAAACTTCGCGGACGGGTTTCAGCGCCAACGTTGCCCGTAACCGGAACATCCGAATTGGCGCCGGTCCCCGCACCGCTGATAACAACATTCAGTCCAGAGCCTGAACCTGTCGCAGTGCTCGCTGTGTGCCGGAGAGCGTGCAAGTGACTTTGTAACTGGTGGTCTTGCCAGCTACCGACTGCCCGGCCTACATCCACTCCGCGCCCGTGATCCCAACCACGCAGGAACTCGCCGCGCGACTCCGGCAAGCGGAAATTACCGGCGCCCTCGTCACCCTTGTTGAATACCGTGCCGAGGAATGCCGCCAGATCGGGATAGACGGCAATGCTCTTGACGCTGCCGTCAAGCTCCAGAAAGCCGGGCGCGACCTTGTCCACCGGAAACGCGACCATTGCCCCCACGGGCAACGCCGAGGCCTGGGCAATCATCGCCTCGATCTCGGCCTTGGTGTAGCTGTCCTTGATCCCCATTTTCGCCAGCGTGTCGGGGTTGTCGCCCGAAACCACAATCCCGCGATCGTTGACCTTGACCCGCGTGTATTCGCCGGGCGTCTTGTTCTTCGGCAGCACTTCCAGAATGGCCGCTTCGACGTAGGCGCGCGAGGCCAGGACAATCGCCGGATCGATCTTGAGCGTGATGTTGCCGGTGCTGGTGACGATGAAATTCATCCGCACGATTTGCGTGCGGCCCGAGCCTTGCGACAGCAGCGGCTTGAAGCTCGGCGCGCAGTTGGCCACCGCTACCAGATCGCCGTCCGCATCGTACAGGCCGATTTCGCGGATCCACTTACCGCCCTCGTCGGCCGGGATAACCTGCTCGGCGATGATCACCGCCGGGTTGACCGGGTCGATCTTCAGTTGGTTCAGCGGTTTGCGGCGCCACTCGTTGATCAGTTTGGTCTGAGCCACAGACGGCACCGGATTGGGCGGATTTTCCAAGCCGGTCGGGTTGGCATCGCCAACGCCCATTTGAGTGATCAGCCAGGGAATGCCGAGCGCGTCGGCGTTCGCCTGCTTGGCCATCCCCACATTCGTGAGGATCGCTAAAAACTGCGAATTCGCATCAATCATAATAAACGTCCAGGGTGTCTATGGTGTGTTCGCGACCGACCACGCCGAAGCTGCCGGTGACCTCGATGTCACGCATGACGGGCGGGTAAACGTCGATTTCGTCGCCTTCGTAGAGGGACATGGCGATATTCAAATCGCCTTGTGTTTCGAGGCTGATCGCCAGCCCGGTCAGGTGCCGCGTGACGGGCTTGGCGTCGTCAATCAGGCGCTCTAACTCCTGATACATTTCCTCGGTGATACCGGTATCCAACACGCCGACCTTCAAGGCGAAGGTGCCCGGCACGCCCTCGGGCACGGTCTGGAACCATTCGACAATCTCGATCAGATAGCCCAGCGGTTCGACCACCCGGCGCAGCGCGCCGATCGTGCCCTTGTGCTTGTGGATGTAATACGAGGCCTTGATGGCCGCGCGCTTTGTTGCCTCGGGCCATCGGTAGTCCCAGCGATCGACCGACCACGCCCACGCCAGATGCGGCAGCAGGTGCGCCGGACAGGTATCGGCGTTGTACAGGTCACGCAGCGGGACAATCGTCTTCTCGAAAAAACCGGCCTCCATGGCCCGTTCCAGTTGCGTGCTGTTGATCGGCAGAAAGCTCTTCATGTCAGCCCGCCATCGTCACGGTGTAACCCACGCAGAACGCCGCCTGCTCTTTCGTCGGAGCCAAATCGACCCAGTCGGGCAACTCCACCCGGGAAACGCCGGCAACGTGCAATTGCGCGTCGATCGCGGAACGCGCGACCTCCACACCCAGGCGCTTGCGGGGATTGATCCATGCCGCTAGCCGGGCCTTGGCTTCCGCCAAACTGGCATCCATTTCGGGACCGGCGCCGGTCATGTGCAGAATCGCGTCAATGCGGTAATCAATGATTTCCGCACTCTTGACCGTGACCCGATCACCAACCGGGCGCACGTCATCGTCGTTCAGCTCGACCCGCACCGTGGCCAGCAACTCAGGACTGGCCACGCCGCGCCCGTCACCCTCAGAACTCAGCACCGTTACCGTAACGTAACAAGGCGCCGGGCTTTCGGCCGACGCATCCGCCACCAGCCCCGAGGCATTTCGCGCGTGCAGGATGTAGCTGTTACGCGGGCCGGCCGTGGTCAGGCCTTCATAGGCCAACTGGATGCGCTCGCGAAACGGGTCATCCTCTTCCTTGACCTCGGGCACCGGCGGCACCGCTTGCAGATCTGCCGCCTGAATAACCAGGCGTTTCAAATTGACGTTAGCCCCAAGGTGATCGAGGTCGCCGGCAATGGCGTACGCCAGCAGCAGAGCCTTGCCCGCGTCGTTGACCCGGGCGCGGTTACCGACCTTGATATAGGCGCCCGTCTCCAGCACCTTGACCACCGGATCACTCTCCAACACCGCCGTCCAGTTGTCGCCCATGTACCCGCGAAAGACCCCTAGCGTGTCCTCATAGGTGTCCTCGAAGTCGAGCGGCTCCAGCACGGTCGGCGCCGGCAACGCCGACAGATCCACGATATTCATACGGTCACCTCTAACGTGACGCTGTCGCCCAGGTACTGACCGGCGATTTCCAGATTGATTTGCCCGCCGATCACCGAAACGACGCTCACCCGATCCAGCTTCAAACGCGGCTCCCAGCGGCCCAGCGCTCGCGCGACTTCCGCCTGCACGGAGCTGATCCAGCCCTTGTTAACGGGCAAGTCGATAAACCGCCGTATCTTGCTGCCGTATTCCGGCCGGTGCCGCCGGCTGCCCAGCGGCGTGCCCAGAATGTCGGGGATCGACTGGCGCAAGTGAGCGATGCCGGAAATGGGTTGGCCGGTGTGGCGATCCATTCCGATCATCTATGTCACTCCAACGGTTCAAGTTCGGGATGCGCCTTCAGGAAGCTGACAGCCTGCTCATCGGACGCCGACACCTCGACCTCGTGCTTGGCCACCGCCAGCGTGCGATCCGTTCCAGGGATGCACAGCGTGCGCGAGGTATAGACTTTGTCGCGAAACTTCAGCAGCAAATCAGCAGTTCGCGCTTGAGGGGTAGCAGGCGGGCGAATCGTCGACGGTAATTGCTCCTCGACAGGCTGGTCATTGATCTTGGCCATGGGTTTTCTCCAGGTACAAAAAAGCCCGCACGCGGCGGGCTGGATGAATGTTTGGGTTAATGCTTATGGTGGTTGTCGCTGTCGCCGACAGCCATGATGTTGCCGGCGCCGTCGATGTTGCCCGTTACGCGTAACGCGCCATCAATATTGACCGGACCCTTGATGTTCACGGTGCCCTCAAGATCGATCGTTCCCGACTTCACTGTCACCGCGTTATCCATTACGACGACGTCCGTGCCGCCGACCTTGATCGTCACCGTGCCACTCGGCAGGGTGATGGTGTAGGACTTGGCCTGCCAGTCGTAGACCAGCGAGCCGCCATCATCGAACCGCCAAACCTCGACGTGATCGCGATTGTCCGGTGGTGGACCAGCATTGCCGTATAGGCCAGGCACGAACGTGCCTTGCGAGACGTCCCCGCTGGCACTGATCAAGGTGCCCTGCTCGCCCATGCTTGGCGCGCGCCAGTGGCGTGCCTTGCCGGCGGCGATGCTGTGCCAACGCACCCAGGCGCTTGTCCACTCGCCATCCGACACCCGACACGCCGGTGGGGAGGCGGCCAGATCCACCGCCACCACATAACAAGCCTTGACCACCCCTGCCAGCATGCGGTCATGTTGGGCCGATGCGTAACTCACGGTTCTTGCTCCGCATCGACAACCACCTCAACGGCGTAGTCTTCCAATAGGAGTTCACCCGGATGATCATCTGGCCATGGCCATTGTTCGGTGCCGAGGTAAATCTGTTGGTTCCACTCCACCAGCCAGACCGTATAACCATCGAGCTGCGGCTGGGTCCAGTCCTGCACTGCCTGGACAAACTCGGCGGGTTCGACAGCCAAGCCCCACGTCTGGGCGCGCAGCAGCACGGCCAATTGAGTCACCAATTGCACGGCCTGTTGGTGATGGTTCGGCTTGATCGGGTCGACGATGACGCGCGCCTCGAACTTGCAGACCAGCGAGGTTTCGCCGGTGCCGATATCGGTACCCGGCTCAATCTCGGCCAGTTCCAGAAATACCGCCGGCAGCACCACGCGATCCGCGATGTTCGGCCAGGCAGTGACGGCCTGCACGCCCGGCAAGTGGGTACGCAGATGCTGTTCTACCGCCCGATAAAGCTGGTCCAGGCTGAACGGTTCGTCAGACATTGCCGATCCTCTTAAGGTACTTCTGCAGCTCGTAGTTGAGTTCCTGCTTCAGGATTTCCAACAGACGTTCATCTGCCTTTTTGACCCAACTGTCGAAATGCGGCCGGGCTTGCTCCAGCGACACCTTGGCCTTAGCCAGTGGGAAACGACTGCCGTGTTCGGCGACCCAGCCAGAACTCGCCCCGCGACCGGGGGAGACCGTGCTGTCGGGGTAGTCGTCCCCGTTGAAATGCTTGCTTGCTGTGCGGATCCAGATGTCGGGTTTGTTGCCGTAGACCTTCTTGAGGAAAGCTCCTTGGTAACGCCGCCCCGCCACTGACACGCCGCTACCGGTTTGCCGCGCCCGACCGATCCGGCTGGACTCGATGGCGTTCAAACCGAACCACAGTTTGCCGCTCGCGGCACCGCCGGAAACCGGATAGCTGCGCAAGCGTTGACGCACCGCCGCGACAGCAATGCGCTCTGAGCGGCTAACAGCCCGGGCAATGTGCGTGCGTAACCAGCCCAGCGTCTTGTTGATCGCACGCCGATGCGCCGCCGCTGCTGCCTTGGGGACCACCGCCGCGAAGTCCTGAAACGCCTGAAAGTCTGTGGCCGAAGACTGGATGGAGATCATCCCGCCGCCGGCCGAGGGTTTGAAATAGCTGCCGACGCTCATGGGCGCAACCTCAGAATCAAGGCGACCAGACCGTCGCCGCTCGGTTCGAGCTGGATCAGGTCGTAGTCGCCGCCGCCATCCAAACCCGGCAACTCGACGCTGACCAGCATGCCCTTTTCCAGATCTTGCGAATCACTGACGCGGATCTCGAACCGAGGCTCGCGCAGCCCGGTGTTGAGCTTGCCGAACTTGGGTTGCAGCCAGGGTGCGGCGAACATGCCGAACACTGGTTCTTCGCGACCCTCGATCCGTGCAGTGTCGCCCAGCGTTTCGAACACCACCGCGTCGACCTCGGCGATCAGATCGCGAAAGCCCACGGTCAGAGTTCCAGCGTGATCTGGGCGCGAGGCCGGGTGCAAATGTGCAGTGGGTTGGACTGCGCCTCGCCAGCCATGCCTTTACCAAACTGCATAGGCTCGATCTTGCTGTAGTACGGAATGCCCTGGGTGTTGACCGTTTCCATGTAGTCGGCAGGCGCAAACGCCGAGATGTACAAATCGGGTACACCTTCCGGAACCAGCAGCGCCTGATCGTCGTGGACGAAAGACACGCCAGCGATTTTGCCACGATAACGTTCCCAGACAATGCCTCCGAGCTCAAAGCTCTCCCGGGCGTCACCACGCAACGACGCTGCCTGTTGGCTATTAAGATAGGTTTCTTTGATGGAAGGATGGACGATGAGTTCGTTCCAGAAATGCTTACCGCAAAAAGCACGAGAACCCGTACTGGTCACGGCGCCGAGTGCGTCTTCCTGCATATCCAACGCCTCGACACATTTAACTCGCAGCTCCGTTTTAGGATCCTTAAGCTCCATGGACAGCTTCTGACGCTGCACACCGAAGCGCTCATACAAGTTCAGCAACACCGTCGAACCGTCAGCGTCGAGGATAAGACCGTTCAGTGCGCCCATACGCTGGAACTCATGCGTAGCGTCCAACTGACGGCGAGCTTTGGCCAGGCGTGTATTGACCACATCCTGCACCGCTTGCAATTCGGTACGAGTGCCAAAGGCGCGAATGCCTTGGATCTCGTCCGCCTTGATGGTGAAGCGCTCAGGCAGGTGCACGGTGTTGAACGGGATCAGAGTGCGCTTGCTGGCTGCGACCACCAGGCCAGAACCACCGCGCTCTCCAGCAGGCACCAGTGCCAGAGTGTCACCATCCTTTTCGATCTGAACGGTCAGCGTGGTAATGCCTTCTTCGCGAAACAGGCCCGAGGCGCTGATCCGCCCTGGCAGGTACGGTTGGTCATTGAGTGCTGCGGTCAGCGAAGTGACAGTGAATGCTTCGTCATCAAAAATGGCGATATCGGCCATGGGTACTCTCCAGAAACGAAAAATCCCGCACGCGGCGGGATGCATAAAAAAGAAGGATCGACTTAGCGGACGATCACGAAATGAGTGGCGAGTGCTTTCTCGGCGGCCAGATCCAGACCAGCCAGGTGTGCTTCGCTGACTTCCGCCAAACGCACCACGGCGCGACCGCGACGCACCACATCGGATTCGCCAAGCGGGCCGTAGAGAATGGCGACCGCGTTTTCGGTACCGTCCTCAGCAGTTGGGTTGTACGGCGCAAACTCGCCGGTGATGGTCACCAGCCCGAGGATTTGCCCAGGCCACAGCGCCGGCCCAGCCGCGACGTTGATTGCTTCGCGCGAGATTGTGCCGGCGCCCTCGGACAGCAGGAACTCGCCTGCGTGCATCGGTTCCTGTTTGATGGTCATGCTCGTGCTCCTTTCGCGCTTTGCGCGGTTCCAGTTTGGGCCGCTTGGCGAGCAGCCCAAATCGAGTTGGGGTCAGGTTGTTTGGCCAGTACCTTGGGCGCCGGGTCGTCCGCCAGCGGCAGACTGTTGTCGATTTCGAAGCCCTTACCGCTGGTGACAATCTTGTCGAACAAACGCGCCCGCACCGCCGCAGTATCCAAACCTGCCGCGACATATTCGGCGCTGAATTCAGGCAGTCGTGCGGCCACGCAAAGGTCGTTCACCGCCTTGGCGCGTGCTAGGCCAGCGAGAACGATCTCTTCGCTTTCAAGCTGGGTGGACTTGAGCAGAGGCTCGATCAGGTTGCTGATGCCCGCCGCCGTGCAGCGCTGGGTGATCATCAGTGCCAACTTGGCCGAGTCGACTACAGGCGGCACCAGAGGTGGCTCCGCAGGTTCGAGTTCGGGATCTGGCTCAGGTGGCTCGTCGAGCTGGGCCAGCAATTCAGCCGGTGCGTTCTGGAATCGTTGCAGTACTGTGCCTTGACCGAGGCAGGCTTTGACCTTAACGCCGTCGCCGACTTCATCAGCCAGCCCCAAAGCCACCGCTTCATTGGCGGTCAGCCAGGTTTCAGCCGCCACCAGGCGCCGCAGCTCCACCTCATCAATATCCGGTGCCTTGGCCTTGTACGCCGCGATGATCGCCTCCATGGTCTGGTCGAGAACATCGGCTATCTTGCGGAAGCCTTCAGCATCACCGGCGGCGTAGGTCCACGGGTTGTGGATCATCAACATCGCATTGGAAGCGATCACCACCCGGTGCGCACCGCACACGGCGACACTGGCTGCACTGGCGGCGAGCGCATCAATCCGACCTGTGCAACGCTCGCCCAGACGCGACAGCGCATTGTGCATGGCCAATCCGTCAAAGAGGTCACCGCCGATACTGTTGAACGCGGCGACTACTGGCGACACACCGTCATCCATGGCGCGCAGATCCTGCACGAACTGATTGGCAGTGATGCCCCATGCGCCGATCTCGCCATAGACGAAAACCTCTATCACTCGCTCGGTGGCCTCGCCGCTGGCATGAACGGCGTACCAGGTCTTGTCCTGTACCTCGACGCGTTTGCCGGCGCGGTTGTAAATACGCGGTTTCGCGCTTTTGCTCATGGTTGCTCCTTGTCGTCGTTGTCTTCGACGGCATCCAGGGTGTTGTAGTTGAGGCCCAGTTTTGTGGCCCGCACCAGATCGGCGGCGTTTTCCAGATCGACCGTTTCGGCGTCGTAGCCGGTGCGCAAGACCATCTCGCTGCGCGACGAAAACCCGGCCTGCACTTCCATCCGGCGCGCCTGCACGTCCTGCACCGGCTGGATGTAGGCCCAGCCTTGTGGCACCCAGCGAGTGCGCAGGTACTGGCGGCGTTTCTGTGCGTAATCGTCCAGCACCAACACGCCAGACAGCACCGCCATATCCATCCACGCTGCCCGTACCGGGCGGCAGAGTTGATGCACGTACACGCTGAACTGCAGTTGTTCCAAGCGGCGGCGAAACTCGTTAAGCACCACCCGCAGCGCTCGGTCGTTGATCCCGCGCATGTCGCCGGTGAGGATTTCGTAAGGCGTGCCCGACCCCGCTGCTGCAGCCATCAATTGCTGCCGCATGAAGTCCGGGTAGTTGTTGCCCGCGTCGGGCGGCGTGGAGAACTCAACCTCCTCACCTGCCCCCAGCTCCTGCATGGTGCCGGGTTCGAGCGCGACCATTGGGGTGAACCCGTCGCGGTCCAGATTGAGTGGCTGGCCGGTCACAGGATCTCTGGGAACCGGTCCCGAGTCCGGCGCCGGGCGCTTGATGAAACCGGCGAACAAGTTGGCTACTTCCTGGCGGAACAGCACCGCGTCGTCGTAGTTGTCGAGACTTCGAAGGCGTTTGAGCACCGGCGACAATCGCGGCACACCGCGCAGTTGGCCCGGCTCGACCGGTTCGAAGATGTGCAGCACCTGCGCGGCCGGGACGCGCACTAGCTGGTTGTAGCCGGCGTTCAACGAGGCCGAGTCACGCGGATGCGACAGGTACATCCAATACGCTACCCGCTTGCCGCCGGGCGTGAACTCGATGCCGGCGCGGATGACGTTGCCGTTTTTGGTGGTATCGAATTTGTCGTGCGGCACAAATTCCGGTGCGAGGATCTGCAACTGCAGCGGAACCGCCAAGCCTTCGTCCAGACTGCGAGGACGCAAGCGAACGAAGCATTCACCCGATGTTTCCACCGTGCGCGCCACCAGCGCCTGCTGGCCGTAAAAGTCGGTGCGGTCATCCGCATCAGACTCATCGACCCAATCTCCCCACAGCTCCTGCAGCAATTTGCGCAAAGCATCATCGTCGATCGTTGGCCGAGGGGTGATGCCAGTGCCGATTAGGTTGCTGACGCGCTTGTCGATGACGTTGAAGGCATACGGGTCATTGCGAACCGCTGCCCGGGAGCGCGACCGTAGGTTGCGAAGTGCGGGGGTGTTGATGCTGTTGATCCCGTTGTCCGGAGCATCCCAGCCAGCAGATCGTCGGCCCTCTCCGGCGCCTTCATAACTGGCCTTGATGTTTGACGGCAACACGAATCCGTTACGGGTCAGCGTCGGATAGCGAGCCATTAGACCCCCTTTCCTGCGTGATACAGCCGCACCACGCGTGAACGTGGCCCAGCGGCGCTGGCCAGCGACGAACGAATCTCTTCGCGAGCCTTCAGCAGCTCATCGACCGTGCGGTATTCCACGGTGCGGTCGGTGTAACGTACCGTTTTCTCACCGCGAGCAATGGCCGCCTCAACCGCGTCGAGGTGCTTTTTGGTAAAGGACATATCAGCGTCTCTTCAGGTAACCGCTAGCAGAACTGCGGCGTTGAGGGGATGCAGCTACCGGGCGCGGGGTCGCGGCCGGTGCAGCAGGTTGCGGCGCGGGGGGTGCGGTCACAGCGTCAGATGATGTTTGAAATGCAATGGCGACACGTTCGCCTTGAACAGGCTTGCTAGCGGCGTCATCAAACAAGCCGGCCTGAGCCAGTGATTGCCGGACCCGCTCCCAATCGTGTTCCTGATAACGGTTGATGCCCAGGTAATGGGCCATAGCCAAGCAATACACCATCAGGTCGAGCGCTTCGTTGCGCTCGGCCTTGCCTTTTACCCACTCAATGCGCTTGTGACCGCGCACGTAGCGGGCGACCTTGCGTTCGGCCACGCACTGGGCGAAGAACTCGTCCGGCAGGTCGTTGGCAAAGTGCAGTGATCCCGGCCCATCCGGAAACGGGTAACGGTTGTAGATCCAGTCCTTGGCGGTGTCGGTACCCACGAACCACAGTTCGGCGCCGTTGCGTTCGGTCTGGCCTTTCCAGGTCACGTCGACCATGGACGGGCGCTGAGCGATCACCGGTCTGCCTGGCTTGCTCGCTCCCTTGATGGCGAAGACGTTGCGCCAGCGCCGGACGCGACAGAATTGATAAACCTCGTCGGTGTAGTGACCGCCGGAGTCAACGCCGGTGGCGAGAATCCCCAAGCCGACACCGCAGGGATGCCGATATCGCGCCTTGAGTTTCTCGTCCAACACGGCCCAGGTGCGCTCGTCCGCCGGGTCGCCCCAGATGATCTGGTGATCCACCACCCAGCGTTCCATGCCGACGCCGAAGCCCATCACCATTAGCTCCAGGCGGTTGGCCTGAACGTCGACAGCGCCGGTGAGCATCAGCACGCCCAGCGGCATCGCTCCAAGGGTGTAGGTTTCGAGACGCGCCCTAGCGATCAGCACTTCCGCCTTGGTCTGCTCGAGCGCGCTGTCCCAAACCTTGGCCAGACGGGTGTTGTAGAACACCTGCATCAGGCTAGTGTCGCCTTGTGACTGGGCTTTTTTCGCGTCCTCGAACTCGACGGCGAGCGAGGCCCAATCCATCCAGCCGGTCGGAGAATACAACGCACTGAGATGAAACCCGACGGTCTTACCATCACCACGACCATGCGCACGCCATTCACCTCGGGCGAGCATGTCGCTTTTGTGGTGCTCCTCGATCAGCACGTCGCATTCAGGGGCGGCGCACTCGTAATGCACGGTTGCGTAGTCCGCGCTGTAGTGCAGCCGTTCCCACTCCAGCACCTGCATATGACCGCAGGTAGGACATGGAACGTAGTAGTGACGCTGGTCGCTGGACTCGAACAAATCGGCGATACGCGAGGCACCTTTGATCGTCGGCGAGCTGGAAAAATAGATCTTGGCGTTGCGACCGAAGTTGGTCGCCCGAGTTTCGGCCAGTCGGATGGGATCACCCTCCTGGCCAACATCGTTTTCCCAGCGGTCGACTTCGTCGCCGTAGATGTAGCGTGCCGACAACTCCGACAGGTTGGCCGCAGAACCAGCGGTGGTGACGTACAGCGAACCACCTTCGAATTCCTTAGTGTCCATCGTGTTGCGCGCATCCCGTGAGCGGCTCGTTGCCACGCGCTTGCGCAACACCGGGGTGGCCTTGATGGTCTTGCTGATCCGCCCCGAAACCCGCTTGGACAATCCAAGGCTGGGCAGCAAGGCCAGGATGTTCGATGGGGCCATGTGGATCAGCCCACCCATCCAGTTCAGCGCGATCTGGGTTTTCATTAACTGCGAGGCCACCATGGTGACCACCCGCCTGCAGGGGTGAGCCGGTGACAGGCAGCGCATCGGCTCGCGGGCATAAGGTGTGCGTGAGGTGCGGTACTGGCCGGGCTCCGGGGCGCCGGTGTCTCGCGGGATTCGCATGTACTCGTCGGCCCACTCATCAATCCAAAGATCTGGATCGGGACGCAGTCCACGAAAGTAGTTCTCACGGTACACCTTTGCACCGTCAGAAAATTCCGTGTGCATGGGTTCAATCCGGTGTCAGGGCATGTTCAAGATCTGCTGAGGAGAGGCGCTCGGCCTCTTCCAGCGTTCGTCGAATTGTCGCGGTTAGGTGCTTTTCGATCTGCCAGGGATCCGTCATTGCCGCCAGGTCATACGACAGCTGAGGCAGCGGGCCGAACAACTGATCGCGCAACAAGCGGCCGGCGTCGTAGGCGCCGGTCTCCACGGCCTCCCTTGACACCAAAGAACCTTGCGCTTTGCCCAGTTCGATCTCGGCCAGTTTGGCCATGTTGTGCTCGCGTAGCGCGCGGGATTTTTGGTAGTCGGGGTGCTTGCCGTCGACGGGTATCAGTTGCGGCGGCGCAGCCATGGAAGTCGGCTCGGTCAGAGGGGACAGTTGGCTGTAAACGTCACGCTGAATCCGACCCTGCTGGTGACGTTCGGCGACGGCGGCCTTGCTAGGGTCGCTGGTTTTATCGAGCAGCGCCTCCGTTGCCTCAAGATCGATTTTGCCGTTTTCGGTAAGCACCAGCCGATCCTGGCTGGCCAGTTTGGAAACATAGGACTTGGCCCAACCGCGCCGGGCCGCAAACTCCGTTTTGCTGATAACAGTCATGGTTAATTTCTCCAGTTCACCCCGCGAGTTCACCTGTTCACCCCCGGTTCACCTAAGTTCACTAAGCTGGTGAACCGCCCGCTAACACAATCCCGCGGGTTTCCGACCCCGTACCCTCCGAATAACCCCAGGGTCCCCGGCGGTTTCAGGCTGGCCCACCGCCATTCGGCGGGACATCGCACACGCCAAGCCGCTTGGCAGCCCAGCGTTCGTACAACCCAATGGCCACATCTGCACCTGCCATCGCAGTCAGGCAACCCAAGGCGCCAGCCGTCCAGATTGTCATGCCGGCGGCGATCATCAGCATCATCGCCGACACCCCGCACACAATGCAGGCGCCGGACCGAAGTGCCAGCCTGCGCAACAATGCCCAGCCACGTGCCCCGTCCTTGTCGGCCCGCCACATCTCTCCCGATACGCCACCGACCAGAGCCAGGACGATCACTAACCAGATTGGCATTTCTGCCAGTGCTTGTTGCTCGCTTGTCATCGCCAACCCCTAAACGCAAAAACCCGGCGCAATGGCCGGGTTTGGTGGTTGGTGCGTGCCGCTCTCTGCGGTCGCACCTATCGAAGATGACTACTTTTTACAGGTCGATTCCGGTGGCAGCAACCCCGGTTTAATGCCACCCGGTGAATAAGTGGTCAATGTGGTGTGAACGTCTAGCGAATGTAAGCGAATAACTCACCACGGCATTCTGTTGTTTCGGCGGCGTCCCATCTGTCCCACCTTTTAGAATTGAGGTGGGACGCCTGAGAGCGCCTAGATTCGGGGCTTTGCCCCACCGTCCTACTTATTTATCTATTTTCTCGTGTAAAGAGAGAAATTTATAAACACGCTTGCGCGTGAAGCGCGCGTGCATTGTGTCTGCTACGCATATGCGGGCGGGTGACGTTGCAAGGTGGGACGGTGGGACAGCCCAGCAAAGACAAGGCCCGCACCTGTCCCACTACGTCTAAACATAGTGGGACAAGGCGGGCCGGTGGGACAGCAACAGCCGGACGAAAGCCTGGGGTCACGCAGCCATCCCCATCATTACGCCGAAGATCTGCAGATGTGCCTCATGCAGGCGCTGGTAGTACGTGTCACGGCCACAACCGCAGTGCGCGTACCGCAAGCGCATATCAACGTCGAGCGTGCAGTAATGCTCCCGCACAACCGTCACCAGCTCAGGCGGAAGATGCTTGTTCACGATCAGCTCGATGTCGAGAGAACTCTCCAGCGGCGCACGAAAGGCCCGCCGTCCACGAATTAGTTGCCCATTGCTCTCCATCATCATGGCAACCATGTTCCCCCCAGCAAGCCCCCCTTTCGAATGTTCGGAATGCAGCTCCTGCGCCCACAACCGAAGCAGCGAATCGATCTCCTTAATCACCGAAACAAGGCTCCTCTGAAGCTTCTAATTCCAAGGCAGGTGCCTTCCCCCAGTCCGCTGGCTTTTTGTAGCCCCACAACCGCTGCCGACTCTTGGTCATTGCACCGAGCCGGAAACGTCTCCAGCCCAACCGATGCAGGATTGCACCGACACGCATTTGCTCCGGCTTACCCCAATGTCCCGGGTCGAGCTTGAGAGCCTGAGTCAGCACCTCGCTGCCGGTCGTGGTCTCACCAATCTGCGACTCTTCCAACCAGGTCAAGATTGGTGTTTCCCATTCGTCCACTACGAAGCGCTCGTCCTGCTCCTCCGCGAACAATGCCGCCTCATCCAGCGTTACCCACCAGAGGTCGCCCGCGTCGTAGCAGAAAACCGCCTCCGCCCAAAGCTGGTCGCGGATCGAGCGCAACAACTCCAGATCCACTTTGGTACATGCCACCGGCCAATAACGGCGGTTACCAGTCGCGTCCTTGAGGTATTCGTCCTGGTTCGTCGTACCCACGAACACGCACTGGCGCGGCACGTCCATGGTGCGACGGCCGTAGCTCTCGCGATAAGTGTCCGTGGACGCCGAGAAAAACTGCTTGGCCTTGGTACTCTCGGCCTTGTTGAAGCTGTCCAGCTCGCCCAGCTCGACAATCCACTTGCCCCTGATCGCCTGAAACCCGTCCTTGTCGCCCAGCGCGAACGGCGTATCCATGAACCAATCGCCGCCGAGAATGCTCATCGCCGTCGACTTACCGGCGCCCTGCGCACCCTCAAGGATCATCACCGAGTCAGCCTTGCAGCCAGGCTTCATCACTCGCGCCACGGCCGACAACATCCAGCGCTTGCCAACCTTGGACGAGTAGTCGGTGGCCTTCACACCCATGACATCGGTGAGCCAGCTTTCCAGACGAGGCACGCGATCCCATTCGAGCTTGCGCAGGTACTGCCGCACCGGATGAAACGCATGATCATGTGCGACCACACTAACCGCCTCGATCACATGGGACGCCTTGACCCGAAGGTTGTATTGCTGCGCGAGCCACTTCATCACCCGCACGTCATCGATATCCGCCCAGTCTCCCGTGCCGCCGCCATAAGGCGCCGCACGTAGCTTGACGAGCTTCGAACTGAAGGCGCTGTAGCTGATGACCCCAGCCCAACGTGGATCATTGGCCAGTATCAATTCAACGTTCTGCATGTGTGCGATCAGAGCGCCGCTATCGCTGCGAGCTAGTAGATCTTTCCAACCACCTGCAGCCGGTGGCTTGACCACAGCCAATACCTGACGGCGCACCGCCTCCAAACCCTCGGCGACATGCAGATCGTTGAAGTCGGTCCACTTCACTTCCCGCTCACTGGAGAAGATCGGCGCAACCACTTGGCCACCGACGATCAGTGCCGCGTTATTGGCCTTCTCTTCACCTGGGTTCCAAGCGTCGCCGTTTGGCTTCGTGGTCTTCCAGTCATCGTCCCTGCAAATGATCAGAGGGCAACCGGCAAACCGCTCGCGCATGGCCTTACACACGGCCAGCAGGTTACCCGCGTCGAATGCCACCGCCACGGTCAGCGAAGTCGCCATGTGCAGGCTGGCGCCGGTGGCGTAGCCCTCACATACCAGCACTGGATCACCTGGCTCAGCATCCGGCCCGATAAGGTGGAAAGCACCCTCTTTCGACATCCCGTAGGGCCAGTAGGACTTGTCCCGACCGGTGTCTTCCTGTTTGCTCGGGTAAATCACCTGAAGCCCGACGATTTCGTCCCGCGCATTGCTCATGGGAACCAAGACTGCACCTGAGCGCGGCGCGTAGCGAACCCGGAAACCGACAATCTGCTTGCGGTCCAGATACTCGCTGCGACCCTTCTCCGGCATGCGCTGGAATAAGCCGCCCGCACGCTTCGCCGCCCGGCGCGCCGAATTGGCTGCCACCTCAGCAGCACGACGTTTGCCCTCCTCCTGACGGGCGCGCATAACCTCGCGTTCTTCGGGAGACATCCGACCGGCCTTAACCTTGATCTTCTGCGTTTCGCCCGAACGCCAATCGCCGAATGAGCCGAAAATAAGCGTCTCGCCTTTCTCGGTGCGATGTTCATGGGCGACATACCAGCCGTTTTTCTCTGTGCCCTTATCCTGCGCTGTCTTGCACCGAGTGAGCTTACCGAACACCAGCGGCTGCGCTGGTAAAAGACCGTAGTCCGCGAACTGCGCCAATACTTCATCGAGCATGACGAGCTCCCTTCAATTCCACGAGGGAAAGACAATCCACACAATGCGTGCAGCCAGGCTGCGCCACACGGCGCGCTTCCGGAATTGGCTCATCGCACTCTTCGCAGAACTGAAACGAGTGCGCCGCCAAGGCAGGTTTGGCGGCGATTCGACGTGCTGCGAGCGCTTGGTCGACACGCTCTAGAACCAGATCATTAGCGAAGTCTGCGATGTCAGCCATGGTCAGCACCTCGCGTCGTCTGGTTGACGTAGGTGGCGCGGTTGAACAATCCGAGCAGACCCTGAATCCCACGGAATACCTGCAGACGAATCGCCGCCAGTTCTTGGTCGGTGACGACGCCGTCACCGATGCTCTTAGCCCAGGTCTCGGCCAGATCCGCCACTTGCCGGAAATACTCCGCGATGCCGGTCGTCAATGTCTCGGGCATGTCGTTGGTGTAGGCCTCAGCCAGTTCCTGCCAAGTCGTGTCGCCGACCAGCGCATGCACCGCATCCAGAATGCGGCGATCCTTAGTCAGTTCCAGGATCTCGCCAAACTCTTGGATGTTCACGGTGTGGCTTGGATGGGTTGGGGAAAGCTTGTGCTGCAACGTCGTGGCGTTGCGGCCAGTGGTGGCTGCGATAGCAGCGGCGCCGCCTGGGTAGTCGCGTGCAGCGTGATAAAGCGCAAGATCGAGCGGCAGGACTTCCCGCTGGGCTCGATCTACAGAACTCAGAGCGATTCGGCTCATGGCATTAATCCTTGAATGTTGCCAGTGCCGCACGACAGGCAGTAGTGATACATTTGTCGTGTGGCTTGATAGGCCCAAACGCTGGCGAGGTCCCTATGACCAACACCGGCACCGTGCCGGGGCGAACAATCCGTTGTTCACCCCTGGCGCAAAAGCTGCCAGCTCTGTGGTGGAAAAGGCAGCAACACCAAAGCTTCCGAGCTCTGGAAAACGCGAGAGGAATGGGCGGTTTTGCATTTGGTTTGCCCGCCAATCCCAATCGCGGCCCGACAGCGCTGTGGTGGTGCGTGTCGGGAGGAACTGGGCGACCCTTGGGTCGCCTTTTTTCTAAGCTACTTTTTTGAAATCTATCTCTGGCGGAAAGACATCATCAAGCGAGCATTTGACTCCGAGCTGATTCAACGCAGCCGTAATTGCACGAGATTCTGCAAGTCCAGCTATACGCCGTCCGGACTCATAATTACTAAGCCGTGTCTGCGTCCATCCAAGAGTCGAAACCAAATCCCGCTGCTTTATACCCGCCCTTTCTCGATGGTCAGCAATCCTGTTCATAACGACCTCCTATAACTGAAGCGCAGAATAAACACGATTCGTGATTTTTACAACACGCAAAGTGCGATAAATTTATTTCAATGCGTGGTAAAAAATGCAAATGAACACACTCGGCTCACGCATCAAATCACTTAGAAAAGCCAAGGGTATGAGCCAGAAAGATCTGGCCCTTGCCTGTGGCTGGGAATCACAATCTCGCATAGGTAACTATGAGAAGGACCAACGCCAGCCCAACCTTCAGGATCTAGGGAAAATTGCTGCTGCCCTAAAAACGTCGCTCACACAGTTGGTCAAAGATGTCGAGGGGCCGTTACCTCACCTATCTGGTGATGCGCACGGCAACATTTACGACATCAGATATCCTCCTCGACTCAAGAGCAGCCAGAGCGAAGGATTGACATCGGCAGGACAAGCGAAAACAGGGAGTGTTCCGGTGGTTGGAACCGCACAGCTGGGCAATGAAGGATATTTTGAAGCGCTTGATTTTCCTCCAGGCCACGGCGATGGTTACTTAAGTATCCACAGCGATGACCCAGATGCCTACGGATTGAAGGTTACCGGCGACAGCATGCTTCCCAGGATCAAAAATGGTGAGTACGTGCTGATCGAACCCAACAAGAACTACTTCAGCGGCGATGAGGTCGTGGTAAGAACCACAGAAGGCCGAACGATGATCAAGGAGTTCATTTACTTGAGAGATGGGATGTACCGCTTGGATAGCGTGAATGCCGAACACCCACCAATTCATATCGCCGCGGCCGACGTAATTGAGATCCACCTGGTCGGCGGCATCCTAAAGTCATCTCGTTTTTTGCACGCGCCGTGAAAAATAATCACATAACGTGTTGACTTAAAAAACACACTGCGTGATATTTGCCTCACTCTCACACCACAGAGCGAGGCATCACCTATGCAAACCAGTGCAACCCTCCACGTCCACCCGGCGTGCGTCAGTAATAAAAAGATGATCGAGCAGCTGCAGTCCATCACCGGCTGCTTGGTCATCATTCACAACAACAAACCGAAGCTTATTGCCAAGCCCCAAGCCTCTCCATTTGATCCAAATGGCGGAGGGCACGCGGCATGAGCAAATACCGAATCGACAACCGCACCCTGCAGCTGCTCAAAGCTCAGGTCAACCTGACCGAAACCTTCAATCATGTCCTACGAACCGCTCCCACGCGCGAGTGCCTTGCGTTCCGCCTCAAAGTAGAACGGGGCGCAACTGAGACCGCATTCAGTGTCGAGCTGGGGACTGAGCGTCACACGCTGACCCTTCCAAGCGACAAGAAAACTCACCTTAAGCTGGCCGACTTCATTGAAGAGATCGCTAACGGACCGTTCGATCCGAGCAATAGCAGCACTCCGGTTCATCTCCCGCATGCCAGCCGCGTATACGGCCGCTTTGAAACCCAAGACAAGCAGCGCGTGCTTGAGCTGGTGCGCACCGGCGGCGTGCTGAGCCTCGACATGGGGTTTGATCTCCCCCTGCACGTTGCCATTCACCGCACACACACGCGCCGAGGGGCGACCATCATCCTGAGCATCGGGAACAAAAGCCCCAACACCCGATGCTTCACCGTGAGCGACACCGATGCCGAGATTTACCTGATGGTTATCGAGTCCATCAACCATCTCGCGGCCGCAGCAACACCTGCCGCACATGCGGCATGAGGTGGACGACATGGAACGCACCCTCGCCCAAGCAGCCTCGCAACTAGGCCTCACACGTCCAAAACTGATTGCACTCATGCGGGAAAAAGACCTGCTTAAGGGCAACCTGCCGGCTTACCCAAAACGGGACAAAGAGTATCTGCGGGTCAAGGACGGCACCTGGTATGACGAAAAGTACGGCTTGCAATACAGCCAGTCGACGCGGGTCAAGCAAGCCGGCATTCGTTGGCTGGCTGAAAAACTCGGCATCGACCTACCTGAAATTCCGGCAGACCGCCGTGACGTGGCCTAGGGAATACGCCCGACAGATCATCGCAATGCGGACACGAGAGGAGCGCAATGCCGCGCTCCTTGAGGTGCCCGAGCATCTGCGGGAGTTGACCAAACGCCATTGCCTGAACGCCTGGAACCATCCAGTAAGAAGCAAACGCAAGGAGGCCACACAAAGCCATGAGTAATGCAGCCCAAGCCCCACTGCGGCTACGCCCCGCTCCTGAATCCACGACCATCGAGCTGCTGTACCGCACCTTCGGTGATGTGCTGATTCCGCTGGAGGCCGTACGCGAAAAGTATTTCCGCAACCTCAACGAGCAAAAGTTTGTGATCGAAATCAACAGCGGTCGGATCCAGCTTCCAATCACCACACTGGACTCAAGTCGGAAAGCGCCCAAGTACGCCCACATTCGACACGTTGCATCGCTCATCGATATCCGCGCCTACCAAGCCGACGAAGACATGCAGAGTCAGCAAGACGAGCCAACCGAGTAAGCCTTATCTCAAGGACTGCCACCACCAGTCCGACACTGAACCAGGAGCAAACCAAATGACTGCAATTCAAATCTGCGCACTCATCGGCCTAATCATTCTGGCCGGACTATTAGTCTGGGCCGGCTACATCATGGGCCGTACCGACGGCATGTCCGCTGGCATGAAACAAAGCGACGACATCCTGCGCGCCGAAAGCGCCAAGACCATTAACGAGCTAAGAGCCTCCCTCAAATTCATCAAGGCTGACCACGCCCACTTGGCGCAATTCAGCAAACGCCTTCAGCAAGCGTTGACGCTCGGCAATCCCGAACGCCAGACGCTGCTCGAAATCGCCGAAAAGCTCCGCATGGCCGCCGATACGTTCGCCGCCTTCCGCACGGGGAAAAAACTCGAACGCGAAACCCGCGACCTGCGCGAAGAGGCGCTCGCCATGGCCGAATTACTGAAGCCCGCTGAAATAACAGGCCATGCAAAGGTTGAGATAGTGCCTCTCCGTATTCCTCTCAGCACGGAGGATGCAGAGAAAGCTGCCGTTTTTTTCCAACAAGACCATCTGGCCATTGCCACCACCGCGCAATCGAGAGGTGCAGCATGAGCTGGATCCTCACCCATACAGGCAAGCGCTTTGATTTGCTTGAGCCGGACGCCGAAATGATCGATCCGCGAGATATTGCACACTCGCTGGCTCATTTGTGCCGCTTCAACGGCCATACCCGCGAGTTTTACAGCGTGGCTCAGCACAGCTGCATCGTCGCCGACCTAGTACCAGAAGAACACAAACTTGTGGCCTTGCTCCATGACGCTGCAGAGGCGTATTTGGGCGATATGACACGGCCACTCAAGCAGTGGATTAGTGCCTACCAACACTTCGAGGACTGCATTTGGTGGCGCGTTTGCGAGCGGTTCGACATCGCCCCAGAACTTCCGACTTGCATCCATCAGGCCGACTTGATAGCGCTGGCCACCGAACGTCGCGACCTCATGCCAACCGAACCGGCTATCTGGGATTGCTTGGTCGGCATTGAACCCATGGTTGAAACCATCCTTCCGTGGTCTGCCGCAGAGGCGCGCAACACTTACCACCAGCGCCTGATGGATCAACTTGCTATCGAACATCGGAGGAAAGCGGCATGACGCACTCACAGGACAACACGCAAATGCAGGCCGCTTTGCTTCGCGATGACATCGGGATCGACACGCCTGTAAACAACAGTCTCTGCTGCGCAGCAGCTGGCATTATTGCTTCTTCCAGCGCCACTGCCGAGGTACTTATACCCCACGAAAAGCTGCGCGAGGCAGCCACACCCAATGCAACGCTAACCGCTCCGAATAGCCCGCCCGCGCAGCTTGTTAAGGGGTATAAGCGTCCGTCATTGGAGGCCGCGTGAATGAGTTGGCTCTTTTCGCAGGCGCTGGTGGCGGAATACTCGGCGGCCACCTCCTCGGCTGGCGCACCGTCTGCGCCGTTGAGCGTGATGCCTACGCCGCACAAATACTGGCGCAACGACAAACCGATGGACTGCTCCCGCCTTTCCCGATTTGGTCTGACGTGTGCAGTTTTGACGGACGCCCTTGGCGAGACCTTGTTGACGTGGTTCGGGAGGATTTCCTTGCCAAGACATCTCGGTTGCAGGCAACGGCCTGGGTATCGCCGGCTCCCGCTCCGGACTGTGGAGGCAGATGGCACGAATTATCGATGAGGTACGACCGCGCTACGTCGAACTGGAGAACTCACCACTGCTTGTGGGAAGAGGACTTGCCGTGGTGCTCGGTGACCTTGCCGAAATGGGGTATGACGCGCGATGGGGTGTTATCGGAGCGGCTGACCTCGGCGCACCTCACCAGCGGGACCGGATCTGGCTCATCGCAGAAGACACCCGTCAGACGGTGGCCAACACCGGTGGCGAGCATGGCAAAGGGATCCTCCCCTGCCGCACTGACTCGCCGATCCGGGGCCGACCGCTCGAACGATCGTCTGGATCACGCCGTGATGGCATTGGATGGTGGTCATCTGAACCCGGAATGGGCCGAGTGGCTGATGGGGTGGCCCATCGGGTGGACCGGCTTAAAGCCATTGGCAACGGACAAGTTCCACTCGTGGCAGCAAGAGCATTCGAACAATTGTCAGGAATTGAAAATGTGTGAGGCCGCATGAAAACTTTATTTCTGCTCATGGCCCAATACAACGGGCTGACAATCATTCCACTCAATCAAGTGTGCAAAGACTATTTCACACATCTAACTACTGATATGTTTCAACGCAAAGTAATGGCCGGTCAAATTCGAATCCCCATCACTAGGCTTGAATCCAGCCAGAAAAGTGCGAAAGGTGTACATATCACAGACCTAGCAGCTTACTTAGATTCGCAGCGAGAGGCTGCGGTAAAGGAATGCAACCAGCTCAACGGAATTCGCCGAGCCAGCTAATTCACTGCTTACCCCAGGCGCCCAGCTTCACGGGCGCTTGAATGATCCTCTCTAACCATGGCCATTCGGCATAGTGGTCACCATTCCCGCGAAGATGGGTATACCTACGCAACGAGTTCCAGTCACGGTGCCCGGACACGCTGGCCACCCGCGGGATATCCCAATCCATCTCAAACAACCGACTAACTCCGTCGTGTCTCAGATCGTGGAAGTGAAGATCTTCAATCTCCAGAAACTTGCATGCCTTCGCCCAGGCCGTAGAGATCGACGAAGAGTTGTAGGGGAAAATTTCCGCACGCTCTTTTGGCATGCTTTGCAGAATTCTCCAGGCTTCGTCGGGTAGGTGGCACCAAACATCGTTGCCAATTTTCTGCCCAGGGTTTTTCATATCTCTCACCAGCACCCGCTGATTCGACTCATCGACGTCGTCCCACACAATTCGGCTTATCTCATCCTGCCGACGGGTGGAAAAAATCGCGAAGCCAATCACCTTCAGCATGTTGATCGAACTCGGTCGACGCTGCTGCATACTGACGAAGTGCTCCAAAAGTTTATCTAGCTCGTCTTTGGCTGGACGGCGATCGCGCTCCCGGCTCTTCATGTTGTAGCCGAGCTTCCTTAACACCTTCCGAGCGTCCGGCATCGCGTGAGGATCTACCTCATACCCCCAAGCGGGACGCGCAATCGAAAGGACAGCCCCAAGGTGCGCCAGATCGTTACCAGCCGTTTGCGGCTGGACGCCGCCACCCTCTTTACTCATTCGCCAGAGTGCAAAATCCACCAAGCGCTGACTGTTGATAGCCGAATCAACGGTCTGGCCAAACTCCGTCGCCGCGATAGCATTTAGAGTGGCTTCCTTGGTTTTACCCAACGGCCGGACTTTCTCCATTTCATCCAGATACTGCTTGATCATGTCCTGTACGGTGACGCCCTTGCGGTTCGCCCGCTCGATCGCACCAGGCTGATCTAGCTCTGCCTCACGTCGCCGCACCCACGCTTGTGCCGCCTGTTTCCGGGCGAAGGTCTGGCTCTCTTGGTAGACTTGCGCTCCATCGCGAAACAGGCGTATCTGTGCCGTGTAACTGACTGAGCCATCGGTGCGTTTTCGTGCTCTGATCGTTGCCAT